GCAAATAGAAAAATATATTAAAATTAATGGAATAAAATGGAATACAGAAGATGCCTACGACAAGATCTCCAAACAACAAGGTTCTCTGACTACTTATGAAGTATATCCTGGCACTGTCGAAAAAATTAAGAACGTCGATAACAAAGGAAACGAGAGTGTGATAGGGTTTACAGGAGAGATGGGAGTAAGATATGGCTTGCAATATTCTATTCAAGTAGGAGAAACGACCTATGAATTAGCATCAGTTGAAGTGGATGCCTTAGATCTCCCGCTTTCGAAGTTTAGAAAATTAGATGCCAATTCTATGCAACTATTGTGTTTAATAAATTTATTGAAAAAAGATGAAAAATTCCAATTACTTAACAAATATATATTTTCTTTAAATAAACTCACCGCTACCACGGCAATTTATAATGACTATGGATTTTTACCCTCTATTGGAGAGTATACGGTGGCACCAGGAGCAGACACTTCAGCAATCGCTACCGAGAAGCCCGGTGTATCCGTCCAATTGGATAACGACGGCCAACTGGAAGCTTACACCTTCACGAAAGGCTGGGAATATGGCCAAGATAGGGCGCCTTCTTTCTGGACATTTGGAACTTTAGAATTTGATGATTGGGATCAGATAATACTTAGAAAATCAAGAGCCAAAATCAAACGTATATTCAAAAACTATTATGCTGTTCGAAAAACTAGGCCAGGAGACACGATTGACAATGATCCCTCAAAAGCCTACGTAGAAAATATTTTATCTTCTATCCAGCCCCCACCCGGCCTCAGCAAAGTACCTAGCTTCCAACGCGGCCTACTTCGAACAAACCCTTACAATTCAAAGGGTAAATTATGCAAAAAGTGAATACTTATAGTGAGGAGATTAGAGTATGGCTTCGATAGGGATAAGATTACCAATAAATTATGATTCAACTGATGGCTTTGGTATGTTGAAGACAGTCACCCAGGCAATCAAACAAAATTTTAAAATGTTAATATTGACTAATCCTGGCGAAAGAATCATGGATCCTCAGTTTGGAGTTGGAATAAAAACGTACTTATTTTTAAATTATACAGAAGATGTTGAACAAAAAATTAGAAGCAAGATAATGCAGCAAGTGTCGATGTATATCCCGATTATAAAAATTACTAACCTTGTTTTTGCGTCTGCACCAGATTATAATACGCTCGGAATAAGAATAGAATACTCAATTCCGGACTTAGGAACAACAGATTTATTGGAATTTACTATTTAATAGTGAGGTTTTTTGATGGCAAACGATAAAAAGAAATTTTTACCAATTAATTATACTCATAGAGAGTTCAGTGGTATTCGAGAAGACCTTCTTGAAATGGCCGAAAGGTTCTACCCTGACAACTTCCAAGATTTTAGCGAAGCTTCATTCGGCGCTATGATGATTGATGCGGTTGCTTATGTAGGCGACCAGCTTTCTCTATATTTAGATTATAACGTGAATGAATCATTTTTAGACACGTCATATCAATACAATAATATTGTTCGTCATGGCCGTGTCTTGGGCTATAAAATTAGCGGCCGCCCATCTACGTTTGGCCCAGTAGCTCTTTATGTACAGATTCCAGCAGCTACTGCTGGTATGGGCCCCGACACATCATACATTCCAGTTCTACGCCGCGGCACAACATTCACATCTCAAAATGGTTTAGCTTTTGTATTAACCGAAAACGTTTCGTTTAGCAAACCTGAAAACCAAGTCATCGTCTCACAGATAAATAATGAAACGGGCGCCCCAACTTTTTATGCTATTAAGGCTTATGGAAATGCGGTTTCTGGCCGATTTGGCCAAGAACAGATCGACGTCGGCCCCTTCGAACGTTTCAAGAGTGTTAAAGTAACAGACCCCAATATCTCAGAGATAATTTCTGTCTTTGACAGTGAAGGACACCAGTATTATGAAGTCGACTATCTCTCACAAGACATGATTTTCAAAGAGATTACAAATAATAATTTTAAAAATGACAATGTACCCTCAATTTTAAAACCAATATTGGTTTCTAGAAAATTTGTAGTAGAGAGAGACAGATTTAACACGTATCTACAATTTGGAAGTGGAGATGCGGCTGAAACAAATGTAATCGCACAACCACAACAAGTTGCAATGGATGTATATGGCAAAACATATACTACTGATACTACTTTTGATCCAACTCGGTTATCTAAAAATAAAAACTTTGGCATATGCCCCGCGAACACCACACTCACTATAACATATCGCGCTACTAATCCTATGAATTCAAACGTAGCGGTGGGTGGAATAAACAAAGTTAGTTCAATCTTGATGGACTTTACTGAAAGAAGTTCACTTAGTTCTGCAAAAGTTCAAGCAGTCATTGATTCTGCTGAGGTCTCCAACGAGCAACCCATTGTGGGAGATGTTTCGGAACCCACCGGAGAAGAAATTAAAAGAAGAATATTCGACACGTTCCCCACTCAGAACCGCGCTGTCACGCAATCTGATTACGAAAATATTGCATATCGCATGCCCTTGAAATATGGCTCTATTAAAAGATGCACGATTTTTAAAGATCAAGATTCAATGAAAAGAAACTTAAACTTATATGTTTTATCGGAAGATAGTTTTGGAAAATTGACAAAAACTAATTCTACAATAAAAAATAATTTAAAAACTTGGATAGAACAGTATAGAATGATTAATGACACAATCGATATTTTAGATCCTCTTATAATCAATATAGGAATAGACTTTGTTATTAAACTCGTTCCAGGCGCTAACCGGAATGAGGTTTTAGGGGAGGCGATTAATGCGCTCCAACTTGCTTACGAGCAAGGTTTCTTTATAGCTGAAACACTCTCAATTAGTGAGGCCTACGCTACTCTGAATGCAGTTACAGGAATATTGGATGTTGTCAAAGTTAAATTTAATAATAAAACCGGTGGAAACTATTCGACAATTGGATTTAATATTAACAAAAATTTATCTCCAGAAGGAGATGCGCTGGTGTGCCCACAAAATGCAATTTTTGAAATTAAATACCCAGCAACCGATATTAAAGGTAAGGTTCGGTAATAAGCTATGATTAGAAAATATACAGCATCAGCAGACACGACGATCGTGAATGCTTTTCAACCAAATCTTACTTATAGGGGCACTGGATCAAATATGGGTATGGCAGATGTCATGGAAGTATTTTCCATTTATGGACGCCAGACACCCAGTAGTTCAGCCGCACAAGGTTCACAGGGTTTATCGAGAATGCTTGTTAAATTCCCGACAGCTGGAATTACAGCAGACCGTGCTTCAGGGCTTCTCCCCGCTAGTGGCAGTGTGCGTTTCTATCTTCGTCTGTATAACGCCGCAACCTCCAGGACAGTACCCAGAGATTACAAATTAGTCGTCCACCCGGTATCTCAATCCTGGCAAGAAGGTGTGGGTTTAGATTTAAACGGATATGTTGACTATACAAAAGGCAATACAGGCGCCAATTGGTTAGCAAGAAATGGCACCGATGTACCTGCAATAACTAAATATGTGTTTGCATCTTCTACACCGTCCGACTATGGAGCAGGTGCTGGTGCCAACTATGTTATCACTCACAACGAAAGTTCAGTATTTAATTTATGGTTTGATGACGGCGCCGGAGATTCAGCGCCCGCGGCCGCCGGTACAGAAGTAGAGATCGATATTATTGGCTTAGGCAGCACCGCTGCAATTGCCGGCAAGTTTCGAACCACTGTTGATGGCCTCAGCGACTTCTCAGCTAATATTGTAGGCTCGACTGTCTTTGTGACAAGTAGCCTTTCAGGCGCTATGACGGACACAAGCGTAGAGGGTACTATAAGCGGCCTGACCGTGACTGTTCCTCAGCCAGGCGCCACAGAAACTAAGTGGCAGTCCGCAGGCGGTAGTTATCTTACAGGAGGCAGTGATCCTTTCTTTGAACAAACATTTGAGACTGGATTAGAAGATTTAGAAATTGATGTTACCTCTTTGGTAGAAAAATGGGTCGCCGGAACTTACAACAATTATGGCATTGGTATAAAGTTGTCATCTAGTTATGAAGCATACTACTCTTCGTCCACAGGCGAAAACTATGGCTCTCTTATTAATAATACCGAAGGCGCCACGACGTCATATTACACTAAAAGATTTTTCGCACGTGGTTCACAGTACTGGTTTAAGCGCCCTAGAGTAGAAGCTCGTTGGGATTCCACTTTCCGAGATCAGCGCGACGATTTCTATTTTAGTTCATCCGTAGCTCCCTCTGCTGATAACCTCAACACCATTTACTTATACAATTATGTACGAGGAAAATTAGTTAACATACCCAGGATTGGTACTGGCACTCCATACGTGAGCCTATACTCGGGCTCTTGGAATAA